CAGCGTTATAGTAACGTGTACTGATGGAGGCTCGCAAGAGGATAATAATTTTACTGTGGTCGCTACCCGACAAGGCTCCGACTACAGACAACCACCTCAACCTACGGCCGCAGTCATCAAGCCCGCGGTTTGCAAGTTAACAGATGTGCAAGCCCAGAATACAGTCGGTGGAACAGCAGCAACAGGGGCTTGGACAACAAGAACATTGAACACAATCGATGGGGAGTCGTGGTTTTTAGAAAGTTTAAGCAGTTCCGTTTTTCAACTTGCAAAAGGTATGTATCGTATCAGGGCACATGCCCCTTTTTATAGAACTGGAAATACACGGATACGTATCTATCAAACAGGCGGGGCAAATGAGTCGCATTTGGGCGGTAGCTATTATTTTAACGATGCCGCAGGAACTAACAATACGCATGTAGAGGCGATTATTTATGTCACTTCGGGCACGGCCTCTGAACGGCAATGGCGACTTGAATACCGAACACCATCGTTGGCCTCTTCATCTACTTCAAATTTGGGGAACGCCACAAATATTTCCGGACTAGTTGAGGTCTACTCTACTGTAATGATTGAAAAACTTAAATAGGAATAGCAATGGGAAAAGTAAAAGAACTTGAAAGTGAAATACCAGAATTTAATTCTGATACCCACCGATGGGATTGGGAACTTAAACAAGTTGTTCCTTTCACACCTGAAGAGTTAGCCGAGATTGCTAAAAGAAAAAGAAAGGCTGATTTGGAAAAAAGATTTAGTCCTTTAATAGCTAATAATGTTTACTACGTTAAAGCGTTTGGAGTGAGATCAAAAGAAGTCCGAGGAGAACCAATCGGAATCTACTACCAAGAAGAGATAGCCGAGTGGGACCGCGATAACTTGGATGACTTCGAACAAAAAGTTCTGAAGCTTGAGGCTGCCAAGAAAGAAATGGACGACAAGGCAGAACGTGAACGTCCTATGCTCGATCGTCGTAATGAATACCGTAAGATTGATGAGCTACTCTTGGAAGCTATAGCAGAGAAGCAAGAGAACAAAGCTGGCAAGATGGACGAGTACCTACGCTTGCGGAAAGCTATCAAGGATAAGTTTCCCAAATGAAAAACGATAAAGAAGATTACATAGTTATCGCGTACATGGTGATTGCATTCTTTCTATGTACGATTATTAGTATCTATACACCAATAGGGGCAAGTCCCATTGACGTTGTGAGGTAGCCATGCCAGCAGGTAAATTATTGATGAGTATATTGAAGAAGCTTCCAAAGAGTAGGACATCTGGAGTCTTGAAGGCCAAAGAAAAACTTCGACGGATTCAAAAGGATCTTGATGATTATGGCAGAGGGTCTAGTCCCAGCGGCGCAAGTATCAAAGTACAAGAGCGACGAAAAAAACAGGCACTTAAACCAGGAGATCCCAGGCCTATAGAGGATCGTGCTAGTAAAGTGCGCGAAGACAAAAAAAGGCGTACCGAAAAAAGAGATGCTCGACGAGCTATGTCTCCTGAAGAAAGGAAAAAGCTTGAGCAAGAGCGCAAGAAAAAGCTCGAAGAATCTATCGCAGCATTGAAAAACGCAACGAAAGATTTACATGAGGAAGGGGAGAAAGGACTTTCAGAGTTTAATAAAGCTATGGATAAGATTCGGTCAGATATAAATTCCGCACATGAAGAATTTAAGAAGTCGAGAAAGAAAAAGAAGGAGTAACCATGGGAGCAGGCAAAGCATTGAAGCGTGTCTTAAGGACGTTGCCAAAGAAAAAGAAAATAGATTCTGTTGCCGATGCTTCTGAGTACAAAGCAGAAGCAGCGTTGAAAAAAGAAATGAAAAAAGAAACAGAGTCTAGTATGCCTTGGCTAAAGAATCCAAAACATAAAGATGCGCCTAAAAAATTATCTGCGGAAGAAATTGAAAGATGGATGGAGATAAATAAAAACAGAACTACCCCCCAAGCAGGTACTCCACTTGAATTAAGAGGAGGTGATTATGTAGGGTGGGGTCTATCAAAAGAGCATAAAAGAAAACACGGGCCAAAAAGTAGGCAATAAAGGAGTAACCATGGATGGTCAGGCAACTTTCGATGTGGCAATTGCAGGAGCCGTTGCACTAGGTGGGGGGATGCTATCAATCATCGCCTTCTTCATTCGCCAATTACTCTCAAAGATCAACCGTCTTGGCTACACCATAACAGAACTTGATAAGAAACTGGCAGTCCTAATCAATGATAACCAAGGACACGCGGATAGATTCAAAAGCATGGAAGAAAGAATCAAAGAGCTGGAGGCCAAGGTATGGGGGAAACATATTTTACATTGAAACCAGGGCTAGATGAAAGAGATCTCTTTTATTTAGATCCTACTATCCTTGAGATGATCAGCTTCACTGCGGCATATGCCCATGACTATGGCATACCTTGTGTGATTACTTCGATGAGAGAGGATGCACCTGGTAGAAAAACATCCACACATAAAGATGGCAGGGCCGTAGACATTTCAGTGAGAGGCTGGAATGATTTCCATATACATTCTTTTATGTTTAAATTTAAGGAACGATTTAATAAACAGGGTGCATATAATAAAGCAGGTGAACGTAGGCCCATAGTCTATCATAAGGTAAAGGGAAGTGCTTTACATTTTCACATGCAATGCCAAAGACGTAAGTCAAACCTACAAGGAGAGGTACATGAGTCAACCACTTAAAGACAAGATTGATTGGCATGCTTTCGGAAGAAAGCTTTGGTTCAAAGGAATCCGGTCAGCACTACAGGATGAGATTGTTTCTGTTACTGAGAATCACTTCGATGATCTTGCCATTACTATGGTTGATAACCTAGTAGATAGACTCTTGCCAGATAGACAACCATGATTCAGTTAGCTACATCTAGTGTGGAGCTAGTCAATACTCTTATGCAAGTACACATGAAACATATGGAAGGAAAGTATAAGCGGAGGTTTTATGAGGTACATCGGGATCTTGTTAGAGAGCTTAATCGTCCGCCGCATCTTAGGTTTGATTCAGTTATCGATGATCTGCGTGATAGGTTGGTCTTGCTCCTCGACAATTTTCGCGAAGAAATTGGCTCCGCGTGACTTCAAGAAAAGAACTTATAGATTCTGTGACCCCAGGGAACTTGAAGATAACGTAGGTAAATTATGCTACAGGTATTGCTCGCGCTCCCTACTTTGGAAAAAATGTAAGGAGACAAAATTGATAGTGGAGGATCTATCAGATAAGGAAACATTTGATAGGTTTAGAAATGCTGGGTTTAATATACTGGATCTAGGAAGAAGAATGTAAGGAGCGAATTTTCGCTAGGATTTCTTCGGAGTTCTCTGGGTAGGTGAAAGAGGCAAAGCCTCCTGCATCCTTGATTACCTTAAGGATGTGGCGTTGAAGGCTGTGCCTTCTATTGGCTTCTTTCATATCTCTTTTTAATTCGAGTGCAACGAAGGTGCCGCCGACACACCCAATGATATCAGGTATGCCAACGGTTGAAATGAGTTGAGTTTTTAACCACCAAGAATTTGGGATCTTATCCAACTTGCGTTGGAATCTCTCTTTGAAAACTGTCTCTGGTTTCTTGGCCACAGGGTAACCCTTTGATCTTGTCGATGGAGGCGAAGCTAACCCATGAGTGTTCCACTCCGCATGTTAACTTCAGCCCATTCTTTGGCGTGTACACATCTTCCATGATTTGTTTGATCCGAGGGACCAGGCTTAGTTCAGACTCATGCATTTCCAGTAGAAGCTCGTCATGTATCTGGACTAACATCGATGACTTCTTACCCTTGAGAAGCTTGTGGATTTTAGTCATGGCCGACTTGATAATGTCAGCACATCCACCCTGGATTAAATGATTGGGCATGATGTACGCCCCTTTGAGTGAAGACAGGTAACACTTGCGACCTGCCCAGTTCTGAATCCACCCACGAGATTTGGCGGTACTAACCACGCGCCGAAAGAAATCCGTAACACGAGGAAGGCTCTCGAAGTAAAGGCGTCTTAGTTCCTTGGCCTTATCCAAAGTAACATCCAGTTGTTTGGCCAGTGTTTCTGTGCCCCCACCATACAGGAGCATAAAGTTAATCATCTTCGCTGTCTTCCTGGTAACATCGCTATACCTACTGGCAGAGTTCAAGAGATCCGCTGTCGCTTGGTGTACGTCCAGGCCTTGGTTGATCCTATCTATGAGTTTGAACTCCCCCGCATAGTCCAACATTAGGCGGTACTCTTGTTGATCATAGTCAATCATGACAAAGCAATGATCTTTCCTAGGCACAAAACATTTACGTACATAGTAATCTTTCTTTACGTTATCTTCTTTTGGCAAGTTCTGTAGGTTTGGGGAAGAGTAGGAAAATCTCCCCGTCTCAGTTCCAGACTGGAAGATGTTCGCCCGTATGATACCACGAGGATCAGATAGATGGAGGAAACTAGAATAATAAGTATCAATAATTTTCTCATGACTTCGAATCCTTTTTAAGATGTGGACAATAGGATAGTCACTATCGAGTAGCGCATCCTTTGAGAAGGAGGGGCGTCCTTTGGCTGTTCGACGAATGGGTATGCCTTGTGCTGTGAAGGCTTCCACCAGGCACGTTGGCCCCCGTTTATATTCGATACCTGTAAGCTGTTGGAAATCTTCCTTGGCCTGCACTAGCTTCTCCTCTTGGTCGGCCATCCCTTTTCGAACATACTGCATATCTAATTTAATACCACGTTGTTCGATGTCGAAGCATACCTTGGTTAGGTTTCTTTCAGTCTGAATCAGTCGTTTATTTATTCCTGTCTCGGTTAACTTGCGCTCTTGGTATTCACCTAAGGCTTGAACAACACGGCCATCCCTAATGCCATAGTCTGCCATGATATCAAAAGGAACCTTATGGTAAAATTTATTCTTCTGTCTCTTCTGCTTGCCTGGTATCTCTACCGTTTCATGTAACTTGTGCTTAGTTATATACTCATCAAGTGAAAGCTTACCTATGTTGTAGCCATAGATTCTTTTTACACATGCATCGAGTGAATAACTCAAGTGATTATTCTTTACAAGTCGGGCCAATGCTTGGGTACAATGTACCGTGCCCTTGATCTTGAGTCCCTCCATGCCCAGCTTAGCCATGTCAAACTTTGCGTTGTGAATATACCAGGTACTATTGGCGTTGTTGAAGACGGGTTCAAACTCTTTTATAAATTCTTTTGGTAACACTATGGCCGGTTCATTTCCTAAGTGATCCTGCTCACTCAGAAAATTAAAGTAGTAGCTTGTTTTCTCATTCGATAGTATAATAGAGTACAAGCGATCCTGCCTACCTATACCGAACGTCTCGGTATCCAAACCATAGTGGCCATCTAGTTTAAATTGGTCAATCCTGCTATGAAACTGTTGGATGGTCACTATGCTCATTTTATTTCCTTGTTGTTAGTTTCTTCTTTTTCTTCTTGGCATCATGCTGCACCTTGATTGCGCTTAAGATATGCTCAAGGTAATAGGATATAGAGACACCCCTTTCCTTGGCACGGTCAACAACAAATTTCTTAATACCAGGGCTAATGCCACGACAATAAAAAATTTCTTTCTTTGGTACTGCTTTCTTTACAACCTTTCCTCTCATAATAACTCCTTATGTAAAGGGGGCCGAAGCCCCCATGGTTTAGAATTGTGGGTGTGGTTTCTTTTCTTTCTCTTCTGAGTAGTCAACCTTTCGTTGACCAGATAAGACAGACTCATTGAAGCGATAGCATAGTATGGCCTCATCGTTGTTGGCCTTCCGTCCTGTCGCTGCATCTATTACGAAGTAAGTTCCTTTCTTTCCATCTACCTTCTTGGCCGTGAGATTCATAGCGAAAGCACACGGGTTCAGACCGCCAAGGACATTACGATAAAGCCTTGTCTCTATCTTCCTACCTGCTTTGTAAGATGTACGCCTAAAAGGAATGATGTAAGGAACGTCTGTGATACCTGGTATCAGAACAAAGACATTCATAACCTTGTCTCTTACTATTGTGACCCCGTCTTTCTCCTCCTCGAATGGTAACTCTTGCCCATCATATGGCTTGGCCCCTGCAAAATCCCCGTTGTGTTTCTCCATCCATACCGTCTCCGTTCGGAAAGGAATTATTTCTAGTGGCTTACCTACCTGAGCCAACACTTCATCCGTGAGATTATCTACCAGGTCACCTGGCTTAGCCTTCCCATCTTCTACTAGCTCGGACATCTTTTGCTGCAATATAATCTTTGGCATGATTATATTGGCGGCGTTGAACTTTTGCCCCCAGTTTTTAACTACAGTTTGGGGGGAATTTTTTAATTGTTGCATCTGATTCTTCGACATCTTGGTTCCTTTGGTTCTGTTTATGTAAGTCATACAGTAGACTTATCCAAGTTATATTCTCATCTATCCAGGCTTCTAACTCTTCACTTCTTTTTTCTGATTTGTAAGTACTCACTTAACTCTGGCTCCCCTACTCCTGGTAGCTGAAACTCTGGGTTGTCCTCCGCTTCTTGAGAATACCAAGAGTTCAAACTCATAGAGTTTACTGTTAAATATTTGCTGCTTATATTTTCTCCCTGGCGTAGGAAGTAATCGATCATTTGTTTCCTTGAGTCCAGGTCTTTAGGCACAGTAACTTTAAGCTTCTGTACCTTAGAGACAGAGGCCAGACCATCAACCACATAAGACTTTTTTCCCAAGGCATCCAGCGCATCCATTAACTTTCTGTTTGCTTTCTTATGGATGGCATCGAACTCATTGCTGGTTTTCTTTGCCGCATCATAGTCTTCTCGTGTCTTCACTACATCCCTGCATAGACCATCTAAATCTTTGACTGTAATCTCCATTACTTCTTTCCTTTTACATACTCTTTGAGTGCATACTCTTGGAGTTTGTCGTTAAAATGTTTATAAAATAACGCTCTCTTATGAGGGCGATCATCCAACTCATGCGTATTAACTGGGTCAATAGACCCCTCCTTAATTAATAGCTCGTACTCATCGTGACTAAACAATCTTCCTTTCCACACCCCCTCTTGTACTTCATACCTGCCATCGTGGTGCCTGATAATCTTTACCCTGCCACGCTTACCAAGAATGATTTCTTCTAATAATATTTTCTTAAGGTACTCAGCTTCCTTTTTCTTATCGCCAAACGTTTTCATTTTAAATCCAATATGACTTCGCTTATCTCTTGTTTGTTATCAAGAGCGGTCATGATTAGTTCATCAATAGAATCTTCCATCACTAAATTTATTTTTGTTATAGATCGGTGAGCTTCTGATCCTGCTCTGTAGTTTCGGGCTTCTGATTGGAGCTCGTTAGCGAGATTGAAATCCCTTCCGAAGACAATCGAGTAAGATGCTTCTGTAAGGTTGACACCTGTTCCCCCAGTTTTTCTATTTGCAATGATAACTCTGCAGTCTTTTTCTTTTCTGAATCTTTCAATTGATTGCTCCTTTTGAGAATTGGATTGTTGGCCGGTGAGTAAAACATAATTAATTCCTGCGCTCTCTAACATATCGGAAAGCATTTTATAGTTCGCAATGAAAGAAGTCCAGACTATCACCTTATGATCAGGTGTAATCTGTTCTAGAATATCCCTAGTAACGTCGAGCTTAGGATTATATTTAAAAGGAATGTTCTCTCCATCCTCGGTCTTTATAAAACCGCAGCAAATTTGCTGGAGTCTTATAGCTTTAGTAGTAGCTTGCAATGCTACCGCTGCGTGTGTCTTATCTTTCTTTGCATCTTCTACAAAGGTTATGAACTCCTTTTTCATATCACGATATGCTCGGTACTGGTCCGGTGCCATAGGTAAACGGATTGTTTTAACCACATAAGGAGGTAAGTCCAGGCAATCTTTCTTTAGTATCCGTGTTGACTTGGCATAGACTTTACTTGTTAGCTCGTGGAACTTTGATTTAATAGGTACGAACTTGGGGAAATAGTTATGCTTCCCAACCCACTTCGCATTCTCATCGAAAAAATATTCCGCACGGAACGCCCAAAAGTTTTTGCCGAACGTCTCGCCTCCGTCAAGGATCTTGTACTGTTGGTACAGGTCTATCGGAGAGTTAAGGATAGGAGTCCCAGTCAGTATGTATCTATGCTTTATGCTCTCTACCCGGGATAGTTCCCACACGTACTTGCTCCGCTTGGAAGTATGGTTCTTTACCAGGTGAGATTCATCACATATCATAATCTCTGGCCCCCATTTAATTAGAAGTTCCCTCACATTCTTATTAAGCATGGCCTCGTAGTTAAGGATGATGATTGATTTCTTCTTGGTTGCCTCGGCTATGGTATCGACTCGTTTCTTTCCTGCCCTATTGCATACGTAAATGTTGCAGTCATTTATATATGAGTGCATCTTTATCTCTTGTCTCCAGTTCTCAAGCGTAACGATTGGAGAAAAGATCACTGTCTTCTGGATCTCCCCGTATCTCTCGAACTTATCTCGAAGTATCAGGACCGCACCTCCTGTCTTGCCGGTGCCCATCTCCCATAGTAGGCCCATGTCTTTGGTCTTCTGGCTCCTCTTAAGCGCATCCTTTTGATGTGCAAAAGGTTCAATTTTAAATTCCATTAGAACTCCCTCCTTCCAATTAGCTTTAATCCATAAACACAAGTGGCCTTCCGGTTATCCACCATCCTTCTCTCGTACTTCTTAAACTTAAACAGCCTTCGCAATCGTATGCCGAACGCTGAAAGCGTTGATGCTTTCTGCCTGGATACCTCCATCTCATTTACATATGCCATGTAAAGCTCACGCATGGGTGTGAAGTCCCGTTCATCCGTGTCCTCCAGGTGATCTCTGGCCCAGACTTTTAGTGGGTCCGATAGGTATTCGTATTGATGTACTTCCTTTTCTACTGCCGATGAAGTAGTGAAGTGATACTCGTTTGTCTGCAGCCTGTTGTACCCATCGATGGCCCAATTAAATATGCCTGGTAATTCATCCTTAAGTTTCTGCCTTATCTTCCTATCGATCTTCTTGCCCTCGAACGTCGCATTGAAAGGCACGATCAGGATCTTTCTAAACATTCCTTTCGTCGTGTCCGTGTTGTGTGGCAGTTCGTTTGCTGCCATGATAAATTTTGCGTTGTTCTTGACAGTCGCAATGTTTTTGTATAGTTGCTTGATAGTCATTGTCCCACCAGTGACTAGATTCTTAAAGACACTGGAGTCTTTAAGCCCATGCCTAGGAGTTTCTTCGGTGACATTAAACATGCGCCCGTGCAGTTCAAATCTCCCTGTCTCCTTATCAAGTGAAGACAAGGGAACCGAGGAGAAGTTCTCCTTACCGGCCAACCATTTCATTACATCCAAGAACACACTCTTCCCGTTACTTCCTTCCCCCAAAAGGAACAACGCTCGCTCTCCCAACTCAGCGTCCGCGTTGCTTAGTGAATACCCCATAAATTCTTGCAGGATTGCAATGAGTGACTTATCTCCCATCGTTACCTCTTCCATAAACGTCTCGAACCGAGGGCACGTGGCCTTAGCGTCGTACTCAAAGGGTAAGATGTATGTCATACCTAAATCCATACGATGTGGGTACAGTTTGAAAGGCTCCATCTCTTGGATCTCTTCCATCTCCCCCGTTACCTTGGCACCTGGTAACCTCATCGTACCGTTTGGAAAGTTAGCAAAGCCATACGGATTCAAGAAAGTTTCCGGCCTCATGTGGTTGGCCAAAACTTTCTCCAAAAATTCTGTCCTCTCACACGCCAAGGGCTTAAAGTCTACGTGGATTTCAGCGAACTCTTTTATCTTTGACTGCGCATATTTAATCCAACGCTTACCATCCCATGCATATACCTCGCGGTATTCTTCCAAGGATATATAAGGATGTTGCTGGTAGAAGAACCGATACAAGTCGTCGTAGTCTGGCTTACCCTGTACCGGAGGATCTTTCTTGAGGTTCAAGGTTCTGAACCCGATGTCTTTAGTCCTTATAAAGTTTGGTCCTTTAATACTAATAGGACTCTTAACTTTATATTGGTGAGGGCAGGTGTTACACTTACCCCAAAGGGTATTGAAATGTTCACACGTTACTGGCCCCGAAGCTTCGATTGCTTGCGCAATCTTATCGTCTGTCTCTTCTCTGTTATAGTTGGAGTAACCTTGACTGTACTCGTGGGCAATCTCATTGCTAACCCTTCCAAGAATACTGAGGGATGCATACCAAATAGGTTCAGCTACCTCGTTAGGTTCATCCTTCATCCACTTGAACACTTCACATTCTCTTACCCCCTCCGCATCGATCTTTAAATGTTCAAGCATCTTGGGATTCATAGCGATAGTATGCTTGCTCTCCTCATCTTCCCTGGTTGGTGCCCCCGTGTCCCCGATAGGTTCCAACGGATTCTTTATTGGCTCGACGTTCCCCTGGATCAGGACCGCATCAACAAAAGGTTTGTCCGGCTTACCGTTAGCTGTGCCAGGCATCCTTAGTAATCTGGCAGGTGACCAGACCGATGGATCAGCATGGCCAGGCAACGACGCTCGACCGAGGGCCTCATCTATTTTATCGCATAGGTTCCGATACTCTTTCCTTCTCTCCTTAAAGTAGGACTTATCTGTAATGGCTTCCGTAATTCCTACAATTATTTGTAGGCCATGGCCTGACATCACGATACCCGTAGTATCGTAGCTTAATCCCAGCGCATCCAACGCCACATCTATATACTCATCGGTCCTTGATACATCTATATCATCGATGTCAAACGGGATAACCCACTGCTTTTTAAGCTTCCGCCCTCTTTCTTCCAGGCAATCCGCCGCCGTGTAATATATGTTGACCCGTTCCATCGGTGTGACCTGCGCTAGGTAATGCTCATGGTTACCAAGCAACTCAGCAACAGATGGTGCCCTCCACTCGTTACCAAAGAAATCCTCTTTCGTTTTCCTGCGACCGCCGGCATCCTCGTACTGTCTTAATCCCAATATTTGTACTGGCATTTTCCCTCCTTAAGAAATGATGAGGAACCATGCTTTCGTTAATGGTCCCTCATTGTCAATTAATTTTGTTTAACTTCGTGCCTTCCGTGCAGTTGCCAGCAGGTCTGACATGTTCTCAGTGATAGTAAAGTAGGCATCATCTACTGCTATAGTTATCAGCTCGTTGAAACATTTAATCGCGGTGGACCTATCGATTACCTTCTCATTGTGGATAAGCATCTCTAAGATGTGACGTATCGTGTACCCATCTATTAATGGCTTGCGTTCTAATTTTGAATCATGTATAGTATTGCTATTGATCATGCAGAAATCTCCTCAGTTTTTTTCCAATTATTTATGTTAGTGGTTAGTCGGTTTCATCCGCCGACTAGCTCACGCCTCCAGTTTCGTACAACCATGCCTCTAAATTTCTACTGCCAAACTTTCTAATGTCCTTATGCTCTTGATCGTTGTGGAATTTGTGTACTTCCTTGAGATGCCCCGCGCTCTCAACGTAGATACGATACGATCCCCTCTTTGCGTTGGTCATCACGAACCATGGGCCATTGCGTGCAATCACCTTGCCTCCTTGCCAAATCATGTCGTCAATAAACTCATCGAATGTAATCATATGCCCTCCTTATATGTGATAGAATGAAACAAAAGGAATCCCATCACGGTTGATCGTCATAGCTCCATTGCCAAACGAAACTTCTTTAGCCTTCGGATGATCATAAAACACTGCGCCTCTGTGCCCTTCCCTTTTAAACACGACTTGTTTAGGTGTGACCTCTTGAATAATGTAAATAAATTGGAGGCCCCAAGCATGATGATGTACAAGGAACCACGTGTTAGGTATCATCAATGCTTTCCAATCCCTTAATCTCTTCACTGCCTCTCCTACTCTACCTGTTCGGCGTCAAAGCTTGCAATTACAATCACTTGTACAGTAAATGAAAGTTGTTGACTAAAATTCTAAGGGTATTTTTTAGTGGCTGTCAATTCTTTTTGCGCTCTCAACATAAATTTTTTTTGTTTGCTTAGGTGTGTGTGTGGTGTGTAATATTTGCCTGGGAAAATAAGGTGGCCGGTCCGAAGGGACCGACCGAAGAAAAATCTAAACTGTAAATTGTTTTCATTTGGCCAACGGGTAGGATAGCAGGGTTTGCCGGCCAAACAAATTTTATTTCATAGGTTCAACCTCCTCTGTATCGCTTACTAGAATTTTTGAATCTAATATTTCTTCCAAGTCTTGAAGGTCTTCATCCATATGTTTTTTAGCAAGCTGTCCTATAGTTAAGAGGCCGTGAATAATTGGAATGGCCTGTCCGTCTACTATATCGTCAATCCTTTTAGCTATATCACTTAAAGAATCATACATCTTACTGTACTCTTGCCTTCTTATTCTTAATTGGCTTACCCTTTTGGCGGCCTGTCCATAATTCATAAAGCTTGCTCCATTAGTTCTAATGTTTGTTGTGCTTCCGGCTCCAGTGTTACTTCATCCAAGTCACTGGAATACTCGGTGATAGTTCCAAGGTCCAGGTCTTGAACGATGAAGGAACTTTCTGTTACTCGTAGAGTTTCTCCATCGGTCCGATAAGGAATAAGCCTCATAGATTGAGGGCGGTAGGCCCTCTTAAAAGATTCATAAAGGTCCATCAAGTCTATGCCATGCCTCTTTTTCCAGAGGCCTTTAGCTGCACCAAGTTTTCTAGAATTTTCCCTTCCAAGTCCCCACGAATCTCCGTGTTTGGCCCTTCGGTTCCTTAGGTCCGTGACTAGTTCTTTCATGAGACCTAGATTTTCAGGTGCCAATAAATTAATAACGTTCCCGCGTTGATTGACTAGAATTTGTGTTGGTTTTAGTTTTTCCATAATTATTTTACTCCCAATGTTTGATATAAAAGCATGAAGATTAAGATGTGATAAAGGAACCACGTCGCTGCCATGCAAAGTAAGAAGAAAAGCGTCCCATGGACCATTAATTTACCAGGCCCTGATAAAATATTATTCATCCCTTTTCTCCTTAAATTCAGTTTCCAAAATTTGACTTTCGATGTGTTGAAAAAGATCACGTGCTGCATTTAGTTCATCGATTGCGAGTTCCCAATCATGTTCGAGAAGCTTTTTTGTTGGTTCTGGTCCATGTTTTGCATCGTGTTTTTTGCTCCGTTCCTCTCGTGCCTTTAGCTTGAATTGTCTCACGACTGATTGCATTAGCGCATCACGGCAATGGACAGGCAAAGTTAGTGTGATCATTTAGATTTCTCCTTTGTTTCCAGCGTTTAGTGAACCCGAAAGGTCCACCATTTATAAAGTATGTTTTAGTTTTGTCGAGAAGGTGTTGTCTACCTTGTCCTACCTGTCCCGAAGCTACCACAATGACAGTCCAAAGTCAAGGCAGATTTTCTGTACCCTGTAATCTCTACACACCTATTAATAAAGGGGCTTTAAGATATTTGGACAGGGTAGACAGTGTTTCTTCTCTTTATAAAAGATATAAGAATAATAAAAGAGTAAAATAGTATAGTATATAAATAGTATAAGAATAAATAAAAAATATATAGAAAGTTATAAACATGTCCTGTCCATGTCCACCCTGTCCATTCAACATTATTCATTGACTTTTGGGAGCAATCGGTAAACCATTTTAGTTGAGTATTTGAATCACGGAGTCATGGGTTCATTGGTGCGGTCGGTCGGTCCAGCTAAACAAGAATCATTGACTCCCCTGGTCACATATTTAAGGTGCCGGGGCCATATTATAAAATGTTTTTGGCCGGATATTTTTACCCCAAGGGCCTTGGTATCTGATTTTTTTGACCCCGTGCCCCCCAAATGGTCGGCAGAATTATATACGTAGGGTCGACGCGCACACTGGGACAAGATTTTGAAAATGCATCGACTCACCGCACGATAGACTTTGTGGGTACATGCAGTACAATATAACCATGAGATCATTCTGCGAATATTGTGGTACTGAGGTTTTCGTAAGACCAAAAGGTTTCAATGTTTGTATGTCTTGTCTTTCATTGAAGCAGGCAGAGATGAATAAGTTCTTGCAGCAGTACCGCTACGAATCAGAAACTAAAAAGCCGGCCGTCAACCATAACCTACCTCATGAAGTAGATCAATGCTTTAAGCAGTTGACGAAACTGGAAGATGTTAAAAGGGAATGCCTGAAGTGCGAACAGGAGTTTATTGCCGAAGGTAGGTATAACCGTATTTGCTTTAGGTGCAAACCTAAGACGTTTAAACAACCTTGGGAACAGGATGGAATGTAATGGAAGATGATCAGAATATCTATCAGCTAGTTAACGGGACTTTGAAGGTCGTTGATATTGATACAGGCGACACAGTTGGTGAATCTGGCAAGTGGGTAAAGCCTTTAATCCATCCGAAATATAACATTGGTATCTCCGAACAGATATGTCACCTAGTCAGGAACGGCAAGACATACGCCGAGGTCGTTGAGGAAATAGGGCTTAATAGCGTCCAAACCATATATTACTGGCGTAACCATTACCCAGACTTTGCAGAAGACCTCAGGCTCGCTAGACGCGATAGAGGCGATTACTATCACGACAAGGTAATGTCGGTGGCAAACAATGAGAGTATTTCCAAAGAGGAAGTTCCGGCGTTAAAGTTAAAGGCGGATCTTTACAAGTGGGGAGCTGAGAAGGCGAACCCTCAGGAGTATGGTAATCAGACTAAGATAACCGGAGATGCCAACGCACCGTTACAGATTGTAGTGGATACTGGAATTAAGAGAGAAGAAGATGAAAGCATAGATGGAGAGTTGGCCACTAAAGAAGTGGAGATGGAAGTTGAAGAACCAAGTCATAGTGATAATGATGGAGAAGAGAAAGGGGACAGCGCAGATATATGAACTGTTGTTTATGCCGCCAGATGAAGACTCTCCAGAGTTTATCAATATAGAAGATGAGGAGGGTAAGAATGTGCTTGCAATTCATAGCCATTACACAACAAAAGGTGTATTGGTATTCAAGGAAGTATCTATGCAAGATAGGAGTACACATTAAGAAACAAGAGTTTACCCAATCATTTCATCTCCCTCTTAAGTACCGTTGCGTATGCGGAAAGAAGGTACTATGGCAGTAAGCAAAGTCAAGAAAGTATCGACAGGCTACACCCCGAGGCCATTGCAAGCAGAGATACATAGAAGCTTGCAGAGGTTCAACGTTCTAGTTCTACACAGAAGATTTGGCAAAACAGTTTTATCAATTAACGAGATGGTAGATAGGGCATTGAGGAACAATAACAAAAGTCCTCAGTATGCTTATATCGCCCCGACATATGGTCAGGCAAAGAGAGTTGCTTGGGAATATGTTAAGGATTTTACTAGAGAAATCCCTGGAGCTAAGGCCAACGAAGCCGATCTTAGAGTGGACATTCCAAGGCCTAATAAGCAAGATAAATTAAGGATAATGTTATTGGGTGCCGAGAATCCTGGTAGCGTTAGGGGGATATATCTAGATGGCGTTGTACTGGACGAATACGCAGAAATGGACCCTACGATTTGGACGCAAGTTATTAGACCTGCACTGTCTGACCGTCAAGGCTGGGCGATTTTTATCGGGACGCCTAAAGGCCAAAATCATTTTTACAATCTCTATAGTCAAGCCCAACAATACAAGGACTGGTATGTCTGTATGTTTAGAGCTTCAGAGACAAAGGTACTTCCCGACTCTGAGTTGGAAGCTGCTCAGAGGGAAATGACAGAAGAGGAATACGATCAGGAATTTGAATGTAGTTTTACAGCCGCCCTCGTCGGATCTTACTATGGTAAGTTACTCGATAAGGCGGAGAAAGATGGACGAATATGCAACGTACCTTATGATCCTAATGTTCCTGTGGATACTTTTTGGGATCTTGGTATAGGGGATACAACGGCAATATGGTTTTGTCAGACGGTAGGACAGGAATTTAGACTGATAGATTACCTAGAAGAAGGTGGTCAAGGGTTGGATTTTTTTGTACGCAAACTTAAGAAGAAGCCATACATTTATAGAGAACACACTCTCCCTCACGATGCGAGAGCAAGAGAACTGGGTACTGGCAAGAGTAGGGAAGAAACGTTACGTTCGCTTGGTTTGCGACAGTTATACGTACTTCCAAGATGGGGTTTGGAGGATGGAATCCATGCCGTAAGGATGTTGCTTCCTAAGTGCTGGTTTGATAAGGTAAAGTGTGAACGCGGAATAAATGCTTTAAGGAATTACCAACGGAAATGGGATTCTAAAAATCAATTATTCTTAGCTAAGCCTCGTCATGACTGGGCATCCCATGGTTCGGATGCTTTCAGGTATTTGGCCATGGGATCAAAATCTGAAGCACAGAGGACTAATAAAAAAGAACTTCCAAGGAAATCTTTGGATGAGTATGATTACTTTACTTAGGAGGAGCAATGACTAGTAGTCCGTCAGGAGATAGCATAGATACTTGGAGGCCGCAGGATTGGTCTGGATTTTTTGGTTCCACTCAGATACGAGGGAAGATGCATGGTTCACTTAATAGATATTATGGATTTAAATCGGATCAGTGGAAGTCTCTTCTTGGAAAAGGTAGTAGCTTAAAAACGCTTGGTAAGGATGATCTTAAAAGGCCAGAGTACGGCTTTGTTAATGAAGCAGTGGAAAAGTTTAAGACAACTCCCATATACTCTAACTTCTTATTTTTTAAAAGGAGAACAGGAGAAACCCGTCACTATAGAGGCGCAGGTAGAGAAAAGACTTTGGCTCAAGCAGGAACAGGGTTTGTTGGCTTCGATAGCCAAGCGGAAGGCCAGAAACAAATAGATAGAGTATTAGGGATCTTTGCCAAGCGGAAAAGCGAAGCCGCGATGAAAACTAGGGCACCAGGACGACGGGCCACAATGTTAACAACAGGATATTGAAATGGCAGCAGAACAAATAATTAGACGATTCGAACAGCTTAAGAACAATAGAATCAACTGGGAGAATCACTGGCAAGAGCTGGCTGATTATGTTCTGCCACGTAAAGATGATATCTATAGTACGAGGATACATGGTGAAAAGAAATACAATAAAATTTTCGATTCAACTGGAATCCATGCTAACGAACTGCTTGCTTCTGCTTTGCATGGTATGCTCACAAATCCTAGCACTCAGTGGTTTGAGCTTACAACTGGTGATGAGGTTACTGATCAAGACGATGACGTTCGTCTCTGGCTTCAGACTGCCGTTCGGCAGATGCATAAGATTTTAAATAATTCTAATTTCCAGACAGAGATCCACGAAGTTTATTTGGATCTAGGATCGTTTGGAACTTCTTGTATGAGGATGGAAGAAGACGATGAAGAGGTTATACGTTTTCAATCTCGTCCGATATATGAAGCTTATGTAGACCAGAATAATAAGGGTAGTATAGATACAGTGTATAGAAGCTTCTCTTGGACTGCTAGACAGATACAGCAAGAGTTTGGGGAAGAAGCTTTAACAGAAGATATGAAACAACAAATAGAAGGCAAGCTTCATGATAGAGCTGATCAATATGAGATTATCCATGCGGTTGAGCCTCTAACGGATAAGTATGATGGGCCTAAACTAAAAGGTAAAGGGTTCGCATTCCGTTCTATCTATGTATTAAAAGAGAAGAGAAAAATAATATCGTACAGTGGGTTTAAAGAATTTCCTTATTTGGTGCCTCGGTGGACTAAGATAGCCGGTGAAGTATATGGCAGAAGTCCAGCAATGAAAGCACTTGCAGACATTAAGATGATTAATCAAGTCATGAAGACTACTATACGATCGGCTCAAAAGACAGTAGATCCCCCGTTAATGATGCCGGATGATGGCATACTACTGCCTATTAAGACTGCGCCTGGTGGGATAAATTATTATCGTGCAGGATCGGCAGATAAGATTGAGCCTTTACAAACAGGTAGTCGTGTGGACTTTGGATTCCAGATGATGGAGCAGATTCGGATGAGGATACGTGAAGCATTCTTCATTGATCAGCTTCAACTGGGGTCCGGTCCACAGATGACTGCAACTGAAGTCTCACAGAGAACAGAAGAGAAGCTCAGACTTCTCGGACCTATACTAGGGCGTCAACAGTTTGAACTCTTACGTCCTCTCATTGATAGGCTATTCAATATCATGGTAAGGAAGAAGTTATTTCCTCCTGCTCCTCCAGTGCTTGCTGAAGTCATGCTTCAAGTAAGATACTCTTCACAGATTGCTAAAGCTCAGAGATCCGCAGATGCCCAAAGTTTTATGAGGGTCTTTGAAATTATTGGTCCGTTGTTTCAATCTAAGCCAGAGATGCTAGATAATCTTAATGGGGATCAATTGCTAAGATATGTTTCTAGAGCGTATGGATTACCAGAGGAAGTTCTGAATCCATTACAAGAAGTGATTCAGCAAAGAATGGCTAGACAAGAACAGATGGCCATGGCACAACAAATGCAACAGGAACAGCATGAAAGCGAAGTAGTTCAGAAATCTACACCAGCAATGAAGATGATGCAAGAGGCGGTTCCGCCTGAAGAAGTAGCAGTATAGGAGTTTAACTTGCCAAAAAAGAAAGCGCAGAAACATGTCGATATTGCTATCGACTACAAGGCAGTATTCAATTCAGAACAAGGACAGAGAGTCCTGTATGATTTGATGAAGAACAATTATGTATTGTCTCCAACCTACACTTCAAATATTAATGAGATGGCATTACGAGAGGGGGCGAGAAATTCTATCCTTCGGATAATGTCCATTTTAAAAATAGATATTGATAAACTGAATATACAAATTCAAAAAGGAATGGAGACAGATGATGAGTACGTTGACTAATACTGAAGAACCTGTTCAAGAATCAGCACCCGAACCAGAAACCGAGAGCGTATCAAATGATTGGAGAGCCTCACTGCCAGAGGATATTCGTGATGATCCATCTCTAAAGCCGATACAAAATGTAGACGGATTGGCAAAGAGCTATGTCCACTCTCAAAAGATGTTGGGTTCAGATAAGGTTGTAGTCCCTGGTAAGTATGCAGAGCCTGATGAATGGAGGCAATTTTTTCATAAGGCAGGGTTACCACAAGAGGTAAATGATTATGATATCACATCAAAAGGCGAAGAAGTCGATGACGAATTTTTTGAGGACTATAAAAAAGCGTCTCATAAAGCCGGTGTTCTACCAAGTCAAGCGCAGGAAATGTTTAATTGGTACTTGGATAAAGCAAAGAATGAATTAGATTCTCAGGATAGAGAGCAGCAGGATACTATTGAATCTAGTATCAGAACATTAAAAACGGACTGGGGATCTTCATACGATGCTAGAGTTAGGGCGGCTCAGGCAGCTGTCCAACATTTTGGAGACGATAATCTTAGAGAATATTTAGATAGTACGGGTATTGGTAATGATCCATCTTTGATTAAAGTATTTTCTAAGATAGGCGAGACATTATCAGATGATAATTTCAAGGGCCAGGCAGATAGTGGGTCTTATGGTCGAACTCCACAGCAGGCTCAGGCAGAAATAAATGAGATAATGGCGAATCCTAAGCACCCTTATTTTGACAAAAATCATCCGAATCACCAAAAAGCTTTGGAAGATATGCAAAGATTGTTTACATATAAGGGATAGGGCATTAAAATTTAATTTGGGAATATGGAAAATGTCAGGTATGGGGTAGTCTTTTATAGATCCTAGCAGCGATACCAACCATCGGATCTCATAATCATGAGGCAATCCAACCATAGGAACCGAATACGTTAACTTAATATAGGGAGTAAATCATGAGTAGTGAAATTACTACAGCGTTTGTGAAACAGTTTTCATCAAATGTTTTTCACCTCTCCCAGCAAAAAGGTTCCAGACTTGCATCTGCTGTTAGGAACGAGTCGCAGACTGGGAAGAGTGCTTTTTACGATAGAATAGGGGCGGCAACTGCGGTGAAGAGAACTTCACGTCACGCGGATACGCCACAGATTGATTCTGCACATAGTAGACGTAGAGTCACACTAACAGATTATGAATGGGCGGATCTTATTGATGATGCCGATAAACTTAGAATGTTGATTGATCCAACGTCTGATTATGCTCAAGCAGCTATGTGGGCATTGGGTAGAGCTAAAGATGATGTGATTATCGAACAAGCTCTAGGTACAGCTTATGGTGGGGAAGAAGGAGCAACGTCTGTTACTCTCGCTCTTGCGAATAAGATCGGTGCCTTTGACGGTACTGATACAGATGGTGTTAACCTAAACGTGGCTACTCTAAGACTGGCCAAAGAAAAGCTAGATGCCGCTGATGTTGATGAATCAATTCCAAGATTTCTTGCTCTTGGTTCTTCTCAGCTTATGAGTCTTCTAAGTGAGACAGCAGTTACAAGTTCAGACTTCAACACAGTTAAAGCTTTGGTTCAAGGTGAGATTGATACCTTCTTAGGATTCAAATTTATCAGAACAGAAAGGCTTGCAACTACGTCGGGGACAAGCGGTGACTGGGATAAGAATACAGGTAAGTTTGTTACGGGCGAAGGCGAAACTTTTGTTGCGAGTGCTAGAAGATGTTTTGCTTGGGCGCAAGATGGGCTATTGCTTGCAACTGCTAAAGACATCCAAGGAAAGGTTTCCGAGAGAGCCGATAAGTCATACAGTACACAAGTGTACGCTAGTATGGGTATTGGAGCTACTAGGATGGAAGAGAATAAAGTCGTAGAAATCCTATGTGCTGAATCGTAAGGGGGTAAATCATGGCTGCATATTACAGTACGAATTATACAAAACAGTTTGTGAATATCCCCTCGGAAAAGATTCCGGCAGGGGAGCAATACGGAAGAGTTCACGTTGCTTACGATGATTATACCTTCGCAGGTGATGTTGGTAATAACGATACTATTAGTTTTATGAAAATTCCTAAGGGAGCTAGAATCATAGATATTCATATGGTTACTACTGCTCTTGATGGAGGAACAGTTGACCTCGGTTGGACTGCTTCAGACGATGCTGTTGAAGCGGCAGATGCAGATGGATTCCTCGATGCGTATAACCCTTCTAGTGCGGGTTCTACTTCATTAGGTATTCTAGACGGTAGACTTAAAAAGTTTTCGGCTGAAGTTACGGTTCAAATGACTATTAAAGATAATGCTGTTGCAACGACTACAGCGGATTCAATTAAGTTAATAGTTCTTTACGTAATTGATTAATGATAGGGGCTTCGGCCCCTTTCTTTTTTAGGAGTATGTCGTGCCACTAACAACAACAGAGGTTACTATCTGTAACTCTGCTCTTATTAAGTTGGGGGCAGAGAGGATTAACTCCTTAAGCGAGACGAATAAAAGGGCAAGGCTTTGTAATGAGCAATACTCTAAATTGCGTGATGAAGTCCTACGTTCACATCCTTGGAACTTTGCAATCAAAAGAGTGGCACTCGCATCGACTGGAGTTAAACCTCTGTTCGATTATGACTATGAGTTCACTATTCCAACGGATGTTCTAAGGATTATTTCTTTACACGATAAGACTATTAAATGGCGAGTAGAGGCGGATAGAAAACTTTTGTCTGACTCATCCGAAGTTAATATCGAATACATTGCCCAGGTTACTGCGGCAGCAGAATTTGATTCATACTTTGCAGAAGCTTTAGCATTAAGGCTTGCATCCGACTTAGCTTATCCTTTGGTACAAAGTGTTAACCTGCAAAATTCTTTGCTCCAAAGATATGAACTTCACATGAAGAACGCAAGAAGTTTAGACGCTCAAGAGGGCACCCCCTCAGACTTAATAGACGATTCATGGGTAGAGATTAGGCTATGAAATATAGGGTAATACAAAATGCTTTTTTAAGTGGAGAGTTGAGTACAAAACTTGATGCTCGTACTGATATCAAAGAGTATAAGACAGGTGTTGCCCAGTTAGAAAACTTCTTTGTTCACAGACAAGGGGGAGTGTCTAGGCGTCCAGGGTTTAGATATATCTCAACGATTGCAGATACACCTGCCAATAACA